GGGAATAGTAAAAGTACTATTGGTTCTTAATTGAGATTAAGGAAAACAAGATGTTAACTTTAACTGAAACACTATCATTCGACCAAGCTAAAATGGTCGTCGAGACTACTGAAAACGAATCAGGTTCAAAAGACCTGTATTTAAAAGGTATCTGCATACAAGGTGGTGTTAGAAACGCTAACCAAAGAACGTATCCTGTAACCGAGATTGGTAGAGCTGTCAACACGCTCAACGATCAGATTAAAGGTGGATATAGTGTACTAGGTGAAGTAGATCATCCTGAAGGACTTAATATTAATTTAGACCGTGTAAGCCATATGATCACAGAAATGTGGATGGATGGACCAAACGGTTACGGAAAACTTAAAGTAATTCCAACCCCGATGGGACAACTGGTTTCAACAATGATTAACAACGGCGTTAAAATTGGTGTTTCATCTAGGGGCTCTGGAAATGTTAAAGAAGATGGAAGCGGCGAAGTCAGCGAGTTTGAAATTATTACTGTTGATGCCGTTGCTCAACCAAGTGCTCCGGGGGCATATCCAACTCCCATTTACGAACACTTATTAAATAGCCGTGGTGGCTATCAGGCAATGAATATGGCTCGCGAACTACATGGCGACGAAAAGGCACAGAAATACTTAAAGGAATCGTTGGTGAATATAATCAACGGTCTCCGCTAACAAGGAGAAAATAAATGTTAGATGCACTGAAAGCACTCTTTGAAAATAACGCTATTTCCGAAGAAATCAGAGCAGAAATCGAACAAGCATGGGACGCAAAGATTAAAGAAAATCGTATGCACGCCACAGCTGAACTTAGAGAAGAATTTGCTCAAAAGTATGAGCATGACAAGCAAACAATGGTAGAAGCTATTGACAAAATGCTTGATGAAAAACTAAGTGAAGAGCTAACTGAGTTCGCAGATGACCGTCAAAAACTAGCCGAAGCAAGAGCAAAATATGCAGTAGCAATGCGTGAAAACGCAGATCTAATGAAGAATTTTGTTGTTCAACAACTAGGCAAAGAAATTGGCGAGCTACACGAAGATCAGAAAGCTATGGCAGGTAAATTTTCCAAACTTGAAGATTTTGTTGTTGATTCATTATCTAAAGAAATTGCAGAGTTTTACGAAGATAAAAAGGACTTGGCTGACACGAAAGTACGTTTAGTACGTGAAGCCAAAGAACATCTAGCTAAAGTTAAATCTAAGTTTATCAAAGACGCAACTAAAATTGTTGCAGAAACAGTTGAGAAAGGTCTTAATAAAGAAATGACTCAATTGAAGGAAGACATTGATTCAGCTCGTAAGAATGATTTTGGACGTAAGATTTTCGAATCTTTTGCATCAGAATATTCAAACAGCTATCTTAATGAGAAGTCCGAGACTGCAAAACTATTAAAAGTAGTTGATCTAAAAGATAAGCAATTAGCTGAAGCTAAAAAAGCGGCTGAAGAAAAAGCAACATTAGTTGAAAGCAAAGAAGCTGAAATTAAAATTGCTAAAGACACAGCTAAGAGAAAAGAAGTTATGAATGAGCTCCTTTCACCTTTAAATCAAGGTCAAAGAGAAATCATGGCTGACTTGCTGGAATCTGTACAAACCGATAGATTACAAAAATCTTTCGACAAGTACATGCCAAGCGTCATCGCAGGGAACACTCCAGCCAAGGATACCAAGGCAACACTTACCGAAGGCACACAAGTAACAGGCAATAAACAAACCAATGACATAGATGCAAGCACATCTACACCCGATAACGTTGTAGATATTAGAAGACTTGCAGGATTGAAATAAGGAGAAAAAAATGTCAGAACTATTAGAAAGTCGCTGGCAGGATACAAAGACTGCACTTCTTGAAGGCCTAGAAGGCAATAAGAAAGCCGTAATGGGCGTTACTCTAGAAAATACTAAAAAGTATTTGGCAGAGGCCGCTACAGCGGGTGCATCTTCAGCAGGTAATGTTGCAACTCTTAACAGAGTTATCCTACCGGTAATCAGACGTGTTATGCCAACTGTTATCGCCAACGAATTAGTTGGTGTACAGCCTATGACAGGTCCAGTGGGTCAAATCCACACATTAAGAGTACGTTACGCTGATTCGTCAGATGGTAACGAAGTTGGTGAAGAAGCATTATCACCATTTAAGATCGCGGCGGCATACTCAGGTAACGCCACTGATGCAACACCTAAAGGATCTGCTACAGCGGCTCTAGAAGGTCAAGCTGGAAAGAGAATGTCTATCCAGATCTTAAAGCAAACTGTCGAAGCAAAAACTAGAAAGCTATCAGCTAGATGGACTTTTGAAGCGGCACAAGATGCTCAAGCACAGCAAGGCATCGATATTGAAGCAGAAATTATGGCGGCATTAGCCCAAGAAATTACTGCTGAGATCGATCAAGAAGTATTAGCTTCTTTGAGAGCTTTAGCTGGTACGCAAAACCAACAAGCATACGACCAGAACGCTGTAAGCGGTACTGCAACATTCGTAGGTGATGAACACGCGGCTTTGGCTGTGATGATCAACCGTGTTGCTAACAATATCGCACAGAGAACTAGACGTGGTGCTGGTAACTATGCTGTGGTTTCACCACACGCATTAACTATCCTACAAAGTGCAACAACTTCAGCGTTCGCAAGAACAACTGAAGGTGCATTTGAGGCTCCTACAAATACTAAAATGGTTGGAACATTGAATTCAGCTATGAAAGTATATGTAGATTCATATGCCACTGATGCAACTGCAATTCTTGTAGGTTACAAAGGTTCAAGTGAATCAGACGCACCTGCGTTCTACTGCCCTTACATTCCTTTAATGTCAAGTGGCGTAGTACTAGATCCGTCTAGCTTTGAGCCAGTAGTTAGCTTTATGACAAGATACGGTTATGTTGAGTTAAACAACACAGCATCATCTCTTGGTAATGCGGCAG